GATCGGCCTGAGTGTAAACTGGCGGGTCCGAAAGGATCGGCCGCCAGAGCCACATGTCAAGGTTCGGGGCAATGCGTTGAGCTTGGGCGGCCGTTAACCCACCGCCGCCGCTCTTGGGCGTCCATTGCCCTGCCCGCCGGAGAAAAAACTGCCGAATACCTCTTTCAGGACGAAAGCGCACACCGGGATGATGTTCCCAAGGTTTTCGGAGAAGTCGCCGTCGAGATCGGCCTGTTCGTAGTGGCCGGAAGGACGCTGGATTTTCGCCATGCCGATGATGTCACCGACCAGTCGCGTGTATTCTTCAGCGTCGAGACGATCGAATACATCCGTCAGTAAGCCGATAGCCTTGATGCCGACCTGGCGCTTGCCTTCTTCCGTGCTCGCCTGCTGAAGGTCACCAATGATGGCCGGCAGTTGGTCAGCGATTCCACCGGCCGCCTTCATAAGCCGAGCCTGCAGTCGAAGAGCCTCTGTTGCCAGAGGCCGATCAACCTTGACGGTCATCTCGCCGATCTTCCGCTCAGCCATTCGGAACCTCCGGCGTCCATTCGCCTGTCACCAGAACCCATTCACGCACGACGGCGTTGGTGCCCTTCTGGTCATTCGGCGCGGTCTGGATGAAGCACTTGTCGGCAGTGCCGCCCTCGCCGCTCGACGTGTCATAGACAGTAACCGGGAAAGCTGCGTTTGGAGACGCGAGCGCCTGTTGACGCTTGAGCTTCTGAGTCAGCAAGCGATGCGTCGGGCTGGTGTGCATCAGGCGCAACGTTATAGTCGCGCCCTTGTTGGCCGATACCGAGAACAGAGCGGAGCCGTCGGCGCCGATCAGCATCGTACCTTTGTCTGCCAGCGGTGCGACAACGATAGCGTCGTCACCATCCCAAAGGCCCTTGATCTGCTGGCCGTCCACCATATTGGAGGTGTTGACGAAGCCATATGCGGAAGTGATTGGCATTGTTCAGCCCTCCTTAGAACGTCATCTGGTAACGCACGACGGCGTAGTGGAACGTCAAAAACGCTCGGGACGGTGATTTGAACCGCCGCCTCGTATTCGCCCGTCGTCGGGTTGATGTCGCTCGCAATGATGCCTGCTCGAGTTGCCTGCTGCATGACAATGCGAACCGCGCCAGCAAGCATCTGCATGCCGCTGTCATCGAAAGGCACCCGCGCGTTGTTCAGCAAGATGCCAAGCGTTTCTTCCTCTGTGCGGGTGATGATCCAGTCAGTGACATGGATTTCATCAAGGAAGACGTTTGCAGTCAGCGTCGAACCTTCCGCGACAAAATTTCGGCTTCCAATGTCGATGTAAGCGTTGGCCATATTGCCTACGGATTCCGACTGGCCAACTCCAGGAGTGAAGCCCGTCACGGCCGTGAGCGCGGCTGAACCAATATTGATGGTTTTGACTCCAGGCAAGTTCTTGAACTTGCTGGTATAAGCCGTGTTCGCATCATCGAAGTTTCGCGTTTGCATGTAGGCGGCCAGAGAGGCCGCTGGGTAAGCGTCTGCCGATGTGTGGTAGAAAACAGCGGTCCTGTCGAAGTCACCTTTGTTACCACCCGCAATAGACGTGGTGTCTGCCGGGTTCTCTGTATCGACGTCGTTGCTGTCGATGATGGCGAGCTTAGGCTTTGCCTGCACCCATGCCAAAAGGCCCGGAAGTGCTGCGACGTCCCGGAGGTTGGCGGCTATGGTCAGGAAATACCAGTCGCTGTCATAGGCATAGAGCAGATCGAGTTGCGCCTGCAGTTCGGCCGAGGTCAT